GCTTGTAAATGAAAAAAAAAATAAATCCTCCGTCATTTTTATCGTCCAGTTCCGCATAAATTCCGCATGGGGTATCGAGTTATTTTCATCATCAGTTTTTCCTGAAATTCTGCTAGAGGGGTTTGTAGAAATTTCGTAGAATTTTCGGTTTTAACTCGAAGAGTAAAATCCTCCGTCATTTTTATCGTCCAGTTCCGAATTCGGTATGGCGTATCGAGTTATTTTTATCATTAGGTTTTCGTGAAATTCTGCTCGATGGCTTGTAGAAAATTCTAAGAAATTTCGTAGAATTTTCGCTTGAAGAGTTTTAACTAGAAGAGTAAAAATCTTCGAGTTAAAAGTATGAATTTTCGCATCACCCACAGGCATCTTTGATATCCACAGGATGGTTACCATAAAAGTATACGAGCTAATTTTCCGGCAGCCTTATTATCCTTTCTGTGACGAATATGGTATAGTTCTCGGCGTTTATTCGCAAACTCTTCACCCATCGTTTCTAAGTAGGTAGGGTAATCGGAAAAACGCGAGTCGCCAACAGACGTAATATAGGTCATTTTATCATCAAAAACATCTAGTTTTTTATACCTACGGGACGAGGGCATAACATTCAAGCCAAAAGTCTTCGCTTTTTGGAAAGTGTAAGGCTTGATTTGGTACGGCATGTATCATATCGAGAAAAAAATTAAAGATTTGAATGAATTGCACGAAGCAGGCGCACCTGTTTACTTGCATTCGCTAGAGTAGTTGCTTTTGCGTGAACCTGTTTGGTCACAGGATTTTTTACAGAGTACAAAGGCTTGTTTTTTATCTTGCGAACGACCCACGGCATATTCATTGGTGAGAAAGAATTCTTTTTTAGGCAGTGGCAATTTTAACGAGTGGTTTCGTTTGTTTGTACAGACGAATATAGTCTGCATTTTGTCTGCGCATTTCATTAATTTGTTCACGTCGCTTAAGATAATTCACCCTTTCACGTTCAGGGTTTGTAGGTGGTGATGGAGGTCGTCCCGTATACGCTCTCACAGTATTCAGCGTTGCATTAATACGTTCGCGCTCCATTTCTTCCTGGATAGAAAGCTCTAAGCGGTTTTCGCATCGAACTTGCCGAATTGGCACCATGCGAAAACAATCCCAGCCGCCTGACTCGCGCATCATACGATATTTGTCTTGCCGATGCTCTTTATCATTTGGGTTTTGGCACGCGCTCTTATGCTGTGCCCGCCTCGAGTTGAAGTTCGTTGTCCCGCCCACATAAATTTGGTTGGGGTTCTCCTTGTGCTCGATTTTGTAGATCACGCTCGAATGATACTTGTTTCGAGGTGTAGGCGCGAGGGCTGGTGCGAGGGCTGCAGGGATTTCGATCGATGTGTTCATTTAAAATTAACGGAGAAAAAATTTTTGGAATTTCAACGAAATCTTCCTTAAGATTCTCAATTAGTTTGTCATCAAGATTTTCTGTCAATACCAAAGAAGATTCGAAAAGTTTGTTGTATTCCGACATGATAAGGGTAAGGAATTTGATGCCCTCAATTTCGCGATGCTGCGGCTCCAACTTCAATGTACTCGAAATTTTATTCCCTAAAAGTTTGTACCCATGATAGCTAGCAAGTTCAGACTCCATTTTCTTATGAATTCCGAGGAAGAGTTCAACAGCTGAAATCACAGCGCACCCTAGCGAAATGAGGCAGTTCATTGTCGAGACTGTTGTCTGCTCAAGATAGGCGCTTAATCCGACAGAAAAAACGGAATTGATTGCGCTCAAACAAATTAAAGGGATGCGGAAAAAGGCGAGACGATTCTCGTAGAGTAAATAGTTTTGTTTGTGACGTTTCTGCAGCGAATCTACGTTCGCCAAAAGGTTTTTCAAAACGAGATTGATGTCGTCAGTCCATGTTTCTGCGGTAGAATCAGATGAATCTGACATGTAAATAGGTTAGAAAAAGGGAGAGGAGCGAAGTGGGATCGAACCACCACAGGCATCTTATGTAATGCATTTTTGTTTTTTCGAGCCTGTACCCAGGCGCTCCATTATCTTTTCGAATCAAAGATGAGATGGTTATTTGTATCGATCGAGTGCTCACATCGAGTGCTTACATCCTGAATTTCAGCGGTGCATGGCGGCGGGGTTTCGTCGCACCGCCACTCATTTCCACAGCACGCGCAATTTCTTCATCAGACGCGCGACGCTGTTCAACGCCGCGTCCAACAGTTAATTGCTTAAGAGGATGCCGCGCCATTTTTGGGATAAGGTGTCTAAAGGAACGCGGGGAATGACCCATAAAACTCAACTTTGGGATCACTCCCATAGCCGTCATTAACTTCCGCATGTTGTAATTCTTGCATGAGAAAAGAATTTTGCCAAAGGCAAACGTTCAAAGAAAATTAACGCCGTTTTCGAATCAAAAGGGTAATGGCTACATTCGGATCTACGGACGATATCGTGTTCAAATTCTGGTCGACAATGGTGATGGTCAACGAATTGTAAACGCCGCTCTTAAGTAGAACCCATTTCTCAAAGGACGGATCATAAGTGATATTACTTCCAAAAGTCGTGTTTATCGCGAACCCATCCATGATGTCAGAAGGAGAGACGACGTTATTATTGACGAGCGAACAGCGAACGACGAGGCTGTTCACGGTGCTTCCTATAGGGGTCACAGTCGAAAGAATATTATAGGACGTAGCAGACGGCACAGCCGGGTAAGATGCGCCTGGAGCAAACCCAATAAGAGGTGCAATGGAGCCAGTAGCGGGAAGCACCAAAGTAGGAGTAACGCTTGCGGCGTTAAACCCTTGCCAATTTGATGGTGTTGCCCATCCAGATGGTAGAGCTGTCGGCACGGGGGTCTGCACAAGTTGAACTTTGTAGTACGTCGACGAGTACGTTAGGTAGGTGTAGAATTGAAAATTCCCTGCGCTGTCAATTAGGTAAAAACCATTGTTAATGCAGATTTGTTGAATGTAATTTTGCAGGTCTGTCACGCTGTAAAAACCGTCCGGCAAATTTACTGCTACGGTTGTCGTTTGCGAAGCTGTCGTTGGGAATGTGAAACTAAATAGATCGTTGGCATAGAATGTAGAGACGTTAAACCATGCGTATGGGATCGTCAACGACGAAATACAAATCTCAGAGTCCTCTGCTCGGAAATTTCCGCCTAGAAACGTGTACTTGAACGAAGTGTTGTTTGAGCCACTAACGACGTTGGAGCTGTTTAAGCATAGTGTGAACGCCATTTGATGATGTATTAGAAAATTATCTTCCGAAATAGACATAATGAGTATTTCCGTCCCACCGCCTGAATTTCAATTTTCAACGCTATTTTACAACCCCGCATGGTGGATCACTTCAACCGGCTCACTCACGCAGAGCACCGCTAATCAATTGTATCTCCGCAAAACGGTGACGGATTCCGCGAGTGCAATGGAAACATTCAACGCCGGAATAAAATCTTCTTCGTATGATGTGACAAACCCGTCACTTATCAAATATTTATACAGTTCGCAGACTGCCGACGCGAATCTATTCGAAAACATGGGTTCGAGTTCGACCCTTAAATTAGGGAACCAGGTGACGACACAGAGCGTTCACGTGTCGTACATTGATTGTAAGGGCAACTCAATAAACAATGCAAACGCGCCTTTAGCGGGAAATTTGATAATAGGGAGCTCACAAACAACAGGGCAAATTACTCTTGGTGGAGCTTCAAGAACAACAGGGGCAATTAATACTTATAAAAGTTTAACACCTTTATATACAACATTTCCTGCATCAACTGAAATAGGATATACATTTAAATTAACAAACTTTTATACAGTAAATACTGCTATGTCTTCAGGTAGTGATTTTACTGTTGTCAATACGACAAATTTTCCAGCTGGAACTTGGCTAATTACTGGAGGAGTATTTTTAGCACCAGCAGCAACAACTTTAATTCAATATGTAAATGCTTCTATTGGTGGAACTTATGCGACATTTAATATTTCATCTGCTGGAAATTATGCTGTTAATACAAATATATGTCCTCCTGTAAGTGGTATATTTTATAGTAGTGGAACAACTACTTTACAGGTCATTTATAGAGTAGGGTTTTCCGTAAGTACTCTTACCATCCAAGGAGGACAATCTCTTTTTAATATTCACGCAACAAGAATAGCTTAAAATTTTTAACTCACGTTAAATCAAATGACTTCATTCGCGCCACCAGATTTCGTGTTTAACGGCATTCAATTCAATTCAAATTTTTACGATAACGCGCTCCTCGCACCAGCGGGTGGATCCATCCCAAATCCACTACCCGTTGCGGAGTTAGACACGAACACAATTCAAGCACTCAACAATGTTGTTCCTGTGAATTTATACACGACGTTCACGGATGTTCTTACGTTGGGTGGTGCGCTTATAACGGATATTATTATTGAAAGCGGGTATTCATTAAGTATTTTAGGAACAACTCTTTTAAACATTGGAAGTTCCGCCTTATCCAATTTGACAATGACCGCGCAATTAGTAGGAATTGTTTCACCAGAAGTATTTTTCACCAACATCGCAAATGACTGCCGCTTTACCTTTTACCCAAATGATACCTATCCAAGCATCCAATTTAACAGTTCAACATCCGGTGGTTTTCAAGATGCGTCTATCGAGGTAAATCCGAAAGCGACAACCCCTACCGCTGATTTTGAAGGGACAGTTAATTTAAGAGGCGGGACATTAAAAACTCCATCAACAATTACATCATTAACACCTTCGAGCGTCATCAATTTATTCACTGATCAAACCGCATCCATTTCGCTCGGAAACAGTGGTATTACCCTACGTGCGCCTAATACAATAGTAGGTCAAATTGCAGCATCCCCTCAAAATTTATTCACTACAACGACGGGTCAAATTTCGTTAGGAGGCGCATCCACATTACGCTTATCAACACCGAATGAAGTCGTGTCGGCTGCAATAGCTACCGCAGTCAATTTATTTAACACGCAAACTGGAAACATTAATTTTGGAACGTTATCATCCGCTTTAGCCTTGCCGCTCACCATAGTAACAAATTCCATTGCATCAACTCTTAATTTATTCAATACGCAAACAGGTCAAATCAATTTGGGTGCATCAAGCGCGACTCTAGTAACGCCAAATACCGTTCAATCGACAGCCGGTACCGCTCAAACTCTGTACACAAATCAAACAGCAAACATCACACTCGGAGGCACATCAGTTCCAGCTCTTGCTCTTACTGGAGATGCTTTAAATTTAAACTCAACAAATAGTTCTAGTAACACGGTGGTGTTAGGTTCTCAACAATCAACGTCAAACACTTTATTAGGTTCAACTTTATATTTAAATAATACTAATGGTGCATCAAATATTGTATATGTTGGAGGATCAAACACGACTACATCAGATATAAGAGGAGCAACTGTTAATGTAAATTCAACTTATTTAGCGTTAAATAGTGTTAATATTGGTTCATCTTTCTCAACAATTAATTCATATCCAATAAGTCCTAATACGGGTATAACATATGACGGCACAATAGGCACAAACATTGCGGGGACAATTGGTTATGTTTATAATGGTTCATTTACTGGTGGTTCATTACTTAATTCTTCTCTACAAACAGTAGGAAATATAAACTCGTTACCAAAAGGTGTGTACATGGTTACTGGTTCTTTTTGTTTTAATTGTAGTGTGGCGGGGCAGGTTTCATATCAGCAGGCACAAATTACTAAAAATAGTAATAGTGAGTCGGTAGCAATGGTAGGTATTTGCACGGGGACAGCTCCAGGTAATTGTTCAGTTAGAAATTATTTTTTGAATGTTAGTGGGATTGTAAGTCTAACTGCATCAGATGGTCTAACAGCAACATTATTTTTACAATTTACAGGGGGGACTTTTGCACGGTCAGCAAATAGTTTTGCATTTAGAGCAGTGAGAATCGCATAAATTATATTACAATTAAATAAATGTCATTCAACCTTGTTTTAAACAGCAACAATGTCGTGTCCGGCTCTAGCAACTCACGATATTCATACACGTTTCTAAATAATAATTTAGCTATTTTAAACGAAGCAGAAATCGCCATCTCGAACATCACCATGCCATACTCGTGGTTTAACATCACCGCCGCGTACAATAATCAAACTTTTAACATCATTTTCCCCATAGGAATTTCAGCTAGCCAATTATTTCCCGTCATCATCCCGCCGGGTTTTTACACAATAACACAAATGAATGAATACCTCCAGCAATTGTCAATTCTATTGGGTTTGTATTTGATCGACAACAACGGAAATTACGTGTACTACATCACGTTTCTTTATAATCCTGTCACGTATGGGGTTCAACTCATCTGTTCCCTGGTACCAACATCTCTACCTGCCGGGTGGACACAGCCGTCAAACTGGTTCGGTTTTCCTACGCTATCGCGCACACCCCAGGTCGAGTTGCTCGCCACGTCAAATTTTTACCAATTAATTGGGTTTGCGAATGGTGTGCTCTATCCAACCAACCAAGACCTCGTAGACAGGTCATTTATTTCGACGACAACCCCAATAGGGAGCAACATCAACTCGCTAGTAATACGGTGCAACCTTGTAAATAATCCAGTAGGGTTTCCCAGCGATATTTTAGACACAATGCCCATCACAGCTACTTTCGGCAGCAATATAAACTATTCGCCGCCTGCACTCAAGTGGGTACGTTTAGCAGCGGGGACTTACCAGAAGATGGAAATTCAATTTGTCGATCAAAATTTGAATTCGATGACCATTCTTGACTCGAACGTATGCATTAGCCTATTAATTAGTAACAAGGGCGAGCCAGTGAAGGAGAAGTTCATTGTTGATGCCCCAAAACTTTTATATCGAGATTAAGATATGGCTTCGAAAGATCAAATCACGAACTGGTACGAAAAGTTGCCCACTCATTTAAAGCGGGAGAGTCGTGTTGACAAAAATTTTAAAAAACACTTCATTCTGCCTAACAGTATGATCTGCTGCATCGGAGGCACGGGAGCGGGTAAAACGAACGCACTCATGGAATTTTTAAGCCGAAAAAATGACGCGTTCTTCGAGCTAATAATTTATACAGGGTCGACGGCAGATGAACCCATCTATAACATGATCAAGGAAAAAATGCCTGAAACACAGCTTTACAACGACATCGAACAGTTACCTCCGCTTCAGTCATTCGATGATGGTAACAAAGACCAGGAAAAGTTGATCGTTTTTGATGATTTTATAAATTTAAAGCCGCCCCAAATGAAAAAAATCAACGAGTACCTTACGGGAGGACGAAAATTAGGGTTTACCTGCTGGGTGATGGCGCAGAACTACGTGCAAATTCCAAAGACTATCGTGCGTAACGTTAACTATTTTATTCTGTTTCGTCTCAACGATAACGTGACCATTGACAACATCATTAGAAATCACAACATTTCTGACGTGTCAAAGGAGCGGTTTAAAGCGATGTACATAAAGGCGACAGATCAGCCGCGGAATTTCTTCCTCATCGATTTAAAAACAACAGATCCTAAATTCCGTTTCCGGCATAATTTTCTTAACTTCATAACACCTTAGGTCAATATTTTATCAAAAACTTGCCATCGAGGAGACCATACGAATCCAAATTCGGCACAGGCAGCGGAATAGGCAGAACAGGAACTTCTTCAACGGCAACAGGAACTTCTTCAACGGCAACAGGAACTTCTTCAACGGCAACAGGAGCCTCGACAATGGCAACAGGACCATCAACAGGTGCTTCGACAACTTCGTTCATTTATATTACCTAAGATAATATGGAACCAATTGACAAAGAATTATACGAAGACGTGAAGCAGCTTGCCGATGAAAAATTTGCAAAATCCTCTGCCTACAAATCAGGTTGGATTGTGAAAACATATAAAGCTCATGGTGGTAAATATAGAGGAGCGAAGACAAAGCAGGGGTTAACGCGCTGGTTCAAAGAGAAATGGGTGGATGTTGGAAACGAAGCATATCCCGTATACCGCCCCACCAAAAGAATTAACAAAAACACCCCATTGACAATAACAGAAATTGACCCAAAAAATTTAAAGAAACAGATCGCCTTAAAACAACAATATAAAGGCGAAAAAAATCTACCGCCTTTTGTATGAAGGAAAAAATTATTTTGATTGGATATGGTTTAGCAACAATTCTTGGCTTAATTAAAAGCCAACCAAACGCTTCAAAATAGCATCATTATCCTGCGGATTGTCAGTGAATTTTGTAATGAAATCTTGGAATGCCTTTCTTTTGTCCTTTTTCCTATGTAGGAATTTTATCCATCCAATCACATAAAAACCGCATGATGTATGATCTATATCTTGCAGTTGGTTCTGCATTGAAAAATAGTCGGTAGTTCGTCGAGTACCTTCTGGTGCATTATCCTTGCGAATTGAATCTTCAACTTCCGTCGGAGCCGGGAAACCATATGAATCGAAATACAGGTATGAATTATTACCAACAGAATCAATGCCTTTGTAAAGAGCTGTCCAGTGTGATTGTCCATTTAAATTTATGACATAAAAACCTTCATTTAATTCTGGTAGTTCGTCCTTAATAAATACCCCGTTAAAGTCTTTGATTTTCAATTTTTTCATGTAGGCTTCGATGTCGTAATTTGTGAGCATATTGTTCAACGTCGTCGCGCGTTGGCGATACCCCGCTCCTATCATATCGAGCGGATCAAGACGGTTGAGAATGTCAGTCGAATGCTCTTTCAATAAATGAAATGTCCCACGCGTCGTTTTAGTGTTGCGTTTCTTCGCGCCTAATGAGTGCAGCATGCTAACAGGATCAGATGCGGAACGGATAACGAATTCGTTTTTCTTCTGTCTCTCCCCCATGGCGGCTGGGTTTAAATTGATTACTTCTCCCGTAAGTCCTTTCTGGTTGAGTTTTCGTGTGATAATGCCTGCCTGACTATGACCTACGTTCGTGTCGACTTTCCCATACTTTTCGATAGCCTTACGCTGTACCTTTTCAGCCTGTTTCATTCGCCCTGTTTTATCATAAATTCCGGCGACGTATTTTGCATTGTTGAACCAATCAGATAAGGTTCCAGTTGTCCCGCGGTTTGCTACGACAGTTTTATCGTTGATGGAATCGTGATACACTTTTGCCTTTCGCGTAGACAGTTGCTTATCTAACACGTAGTTACCAATTTGTTGAGTTTCGCCTTTCTTCGGCTCGTAGGACGCGTTAACAAATTGCTTAATTTCTTTGACGGGGAGAGCTCCTCCTTTTTGTCGTTGGGGGGATTCACCGCCTATCTCCAGATGAAGAGGTTTTCGCATATCTTTAAAGTGAGATTTTAATAGCCAGCCGGGTAAAGTGCTCCGCCCTTGGCTTTGCCGCGCATAGAGCGAAGAGCCGCCATTTTCGCCTTCATCTCCGGCGAGCCCTTTCCTGTCGTTTTCGGCGCTGCTTTTGGTTGTGCTTTGCCCTTCATTGCGCGCAGAGCAGCCATTTTTGCCTTCATCTCCGGCGATCCTTTCTTTGCACTTCCCTTTTGTCGTTGGGTTACCCCACCGCTTCCGTAATACCATTTGACCTCTTCATAGGGTTTAACATCTTCCTCAACCGGGTAAGCCTGCACTGGTGGCGGCGGGAATTCGTATTGTGGTTGTCCGCGCATTGCCTGAATAGTCTGCGGCAATTCTTCCTGCAATAAATCAAGGTAGCCCTTGTATTGGAGTTGCGGGTTATCATACTCACGAATATATTCTGCACCTCGTTCACCAAGAGCCTTTCCGATTGGTTTTGCAACTGGTTTTAGACGCTTTGCTATGGAATCATAAACACTCTCGATCCCCTTCAAGTAAAGACCAGCCTTCTTCCTGCGGTTAACAGCACCTTCTCCTTTCAGTCGTTGGGTTAGCCCACCCTTTCCACCCAGCGGCTTGCCTCTCTTGATGGCTTGAACGGATAACGGAGCAGTTCCGTCTGGGAGCACGTACGGCTCACCGCGCGCAAGATGGGACGCGAAAGACATGGGTTCTTTCATCTCCTTTTTAACGGCAGCCTGCGCCACCTTGAGTTTTTCCCCTAGCGCTTTTACAAATTTTTCAGGATTTTTTGCGGCACGCTTCATGCTCTTAACATCCGCCGATGAAGTCGGTAAACCCATAACTCCCGAACCTTCAATGGCTCGCACGGCACGTTCTGAAGCCGCTTGTTTGATTGGGGAAATTGTTTTGTTCACTAGGTATGGCTGTCCCTTTTCAGCGAGAGCTCCTCCTTTTTGTCGTTGGGTTACCCCAGCACCGCCCATCATTGGACAGGTTAGGCACATGCCCTTCCCCTTCATGTGGGCGCGCATCAGTTTTTTATGCTGTGCGGGTAGAACTTGAACCTTGTGGGTTGCGCCGTGTTTTACTCGAACAGGTTTGCCTGAATGAAGCTTCTTAAGTTGCGCGGGGGAAAGTTGTGCGAGGCTCGTCTCAACGTACATTTTTATAACACACGATGAGAAAAGAAATTTAACATAGCTAAACGTTCAAAGAAATTTACCTTTTTATGCATTTAGAATCATTATGAACCTTAGGGTGAACACACAGCTTTAAAATAACGCTTTGCATCCCCGTAACCAATCATCCCAGTATGCGCCATTTTACCTAGAAGGTGAAGCATCTCCTTCTTCAGTAAGGGGTTCGTGTTACCAGCTCCGATCTCGCCCTCGACTAGTTCGAGTCTATCCTTAAGTTGTTTTTTTGTTTCCTTAAAAGTATTGTCCGTCTCCTTTTGCAGACCCGCCGTATAAATCAACGAATCATAGATCCCTTTCTCCTGGAGATCCAGTGCGGAAAAATCACGGAGGGTCGGCTTTTGCCCACGGAGAAGGTTCATTATGATGCTGACAAATTGATCGGATACTTGGACGTTGGGAAGACCCGCCAAACTGTTACCGCTCTTGTGTTTTATCGCTAGCGTGTTTTTATAGTAGAGCTTCCGTGGTGATATCATCACGCGTCCAAATTCGATGAGGTTGGGGATGTCATGTTTAATTGGTTTTAAACCTAAACCAGTAATGACGCGAGGATATATTTCGCCAAGTCTTATGCTAACGAATTGAGGAGCAAATGCGTTAAGTTCATCTAGGGATTGGTATATTTTGTCGATTGGATCAGATTCTTTCATCGCGTTTAAGATACCCAAAATATCTTGGTTGGTTTGAATTTCGTTTCTCGCTATCCTATTGCCTCTTGCGGCGGATTCTTCAAAATCATCTATCCGTTGTCTAATTATTTTCTTAAAATCAGGTAGTTCGCGCATTAATACTCCTACAACATCATCACGCGACATTGGCACCGGCTCGCCAAATACAGGCGGTGGGAGTGCTTCTGCTACTGGCTCCTCAGGCGGCGGTGCAAACAGATTTTCATCCTGAATGAATTTTAAGATCTCTTGTTTTGTTCTACTGCCAATAGCCTTTTTAGTGCTCCGCGCCCTGTAATAATCTTTCAATTCTGGCACTTTCAACTTTGCAAGTTGCTGTAATGGCGACAACGGATATCCAGGCGGCGGCTCTTCTCCCAATTCAATTTTTGTTTCTTCTCCAGTTAGACGTGTTCCGACTCGTTCGCGCAGTCCTTTCTCTACTGCATCATTCACAGGTGAAATTATTTTGTCGATGAATTCATAAATCGCCCTCTCAGACACTGAGGTATTATTGAAACCAAATGTTTCCAAAAACATCTTTTTAATCCCGCCAAACAGTTGATTGGCACTGAAAACCTCGTCGTCAGCCATAAATGCCAACACGTTGGAGATTTTTGCAGTGTCGCGTAACAATTCTAGCATGTTCGTCTTTAATTTATCACGGTTAAAGAGGGCTGCAGCGCGTTGCATTTCGTCTTCGTTATCCGTCATCTGCCCCGTTTGAATCAATCTCTGCCGATATTCTTCGTCGCTCTCGTCGGCTTCCTGCCTGATATCCATGCGCCCTCGATTTAATAATTTTAAGTCTTCCTCGTACGCCTTTAGTCTCGCCTTGTTTTCGCGATCAACACGCGTTTTCTCTGCTTGGTTCTCGCTCTGTTTTCGCGCATTTGATTCGATTATTTCCTGCATGCGAGTAATGACCATTTCGTTATCCAAAATCTCTTGTAAAAATCTTTGGCGTTTTAATTCAATTTCTTGTTTGAATTGGTTAAATTGAAGATCAATTCTTGTCAAATTCCTCTCTCTTTCAGGCTCGACTAAAATAGACATTCTAGATAAAATGCCGCGTTCACTGTCGTAGTCTCGATTCAATTGAGCGTCATCACTCGCAAGCTTCAAAATTGATTTTTCTATTTCAGTATTGGCGTTGGTTATCCTCTCAATACGCCCTTCTAACGCTCGTATTTCTGTTGATGAAAGGATTTTATTAGGCGGCACGTATTGAATTATATCAATGTCTACACTCGATGGGTGATAACGATACTTGCGTCCATTAATTTCAATAGGCTTCTGCATCTCCTGCTGATACTCGAATATCATGTCTTTCGTCACCGCGCTTTTGATTTTTGACGGTTTAAACCCTAGTTTGTCTTCGATCGCGTTTTTAGAAATCTTTGCTAGCTGCGCCTCAATCTGTGTTTCACGCATGTCCAGGTCAGCCGCGTCTAAACCGTATTCGCGCGACATTTGAATTTCAGGAGCTTCAGGAGCTTCAGGGGTTCGTACTGCTTTAGAAGAGATTGCGTTAAGCCGACCTTCCAATTCAATTTCGCGTCTCGAGGCAAAGGGGTTCATATGGGTTTGATGGAGAAAAAAATCTTGCAAAAACAAAAAAATGGCGTTTGCAATGGCTTTCAAAAATGATTTTTAGAGTTAGCCAAAAAATTCTTTTCTTAAGGAAAGCTATAAAATGAACAGCGACACCTACACCTTTGCCAAAAGTTCCGCGCCCCAGGGAGTCGATCTTTACACCCCCTTTCAGGAGAAACAGTGGAATTATCTCAACGACATCAACAGCGGGGTGTACTCAAACAACAGCGGGCTTACCCAGGTGCAATTCGATTTGACTTCCATTTACAATAGTGGACAGTTCTGCGACACGAGTGACCTCTTCCTCACGATCCCCATATGCATGGTTGGCGCGTGCACAGCCACCAACGCAAGTGTTCCTCTAGCCCCGTCCGCCGGATCCTTAAGCAATCTTTGCACGATGAAATCAAATTTTCAGCACCTTGTCCACCAAATTGAGGTCGTGAGCAACGGCAAAACAGTCAATGACACGCAGCCATTTATTTCTTTATACGAGAATTTCAAACTTTTGTCTTCCATGTCTGTGAACGACATTAAGCAATTTGGCTCGTCGTTTGGTCTCGCGGAAGAACTCGATAGCGAGAAATCGACGGTTTTCACACCTCTCGCGGATCAGTACAGCCCTCAGGCTGGTGTTGGACTTACTAACAACAGAGCTTTTGTGTCGGCTGCGCTGACTGGGTCGGATACCCAGGCTTATCTTGGAACGTCGCAGAATACTGGAGCTATCAACAAGGCTCTTGCCCGTCGCTGCACTCGCGTAGCGGATTCCTCTCTTGGTGCCGCTGCGGCTTCTTGGAACAAAATTTATGGTGCTTCGTCAGCCACAGGCACTACAGTGATGACTGCCGCGCAGCTAGCAAATGAATTCAAGCCTTACTATGCCGTGACCTCTAACTACTCGATCTGGTATGATCTCGCTGTCATCCCGCTGAAGTACCTCTGTGATTGCATCGATAAAATGGGGCTTGTTAAAAAGCTTGACATGATTTTGCGTCTCTACTTGAATACTGGATCGCTCCGTGTAGCTGTCGCGAACGTTGGTGCTGGAACCACCCAGTACGGTGCTTTCGTTTCTTCGTCTACGTTTGCAAACACCTGCCCTTTTACCGTCAATCTTCTAAACGCTGCCGATGGTGCAGGTGGGCTTCCGGCGACTACTACGGGTATTGTTGCAGGTCTGTTCGTCGCTCGCGCACCAGTCACCTCTATTGCGAACGGAACGGGTTCGATCAACCTTTCACTAAGCGGTGCTACGCATCCAATGCCATCTACTCGATGCTATTACAGCCTTATCAAACTTGAGCCTTCTCGCGCTCTCGCCTACATCGAGGCTAACCGCGAAAAGCAGGTGGTTTTCGAAAATGTCATTTTCAACCAGTACAGCGCGATTCCTGTGGGCGGGTCGTTCTCGCAGCTTGTCCAGTCAGGAATTAAGAACCCTCTAGGAGTGTGTATTATCCCTTTGATCGGCGCTGGGACGGCTGCTGCAACGGGTGGCGGCACGATTGGATTTGAGCAATGGCAATCCCCCTACGATACTTGCCCGTCTACTTATTCACCAATCTCGCTTATTAATTTGCAAGTTTCCCTAGGCGGGCAGAATCAACTTGCTTCGACACTTTACTACAGTTTTGAAACCTTTTTGGAGCAGGTGGGGCTCGCTGAAAATCTTACTTCTACCGACCTAGGTGTTGGATGTGGTTTGATCAACCAATCGTGGTGGGAGCAGGCTGGGCGCGTGTACTGGGTGGATCTCTCCCGTGGTCGTGATGCTGACAAGGCATCAATGCGCAACTTGAGTATTTCGTTCAATAACAACTCTAACTGCGTGGTTACGCTCATGGTTTTCACTGTCTACCTTGACAAAATTGTCGTGGATGTTGAGACGGGAGCCGTTCGGAAATAAATGGGAGATCTTTAGGAAAAAAAAGGATTTAAATATTATCTATACCCAAAGTATACAAATGGTTTATGATAAAAAGGCTGTCATGAAATGGCGCAATGCCCATCGCGACAAATTCAATAAATATAAAACTGGTTGGCAGCAGACTCAACTAGAAAAACTTGAGGATCGCGATTTTAACGCATGGTGGCGGCGTTTGCGCCTCATTTCCCCGCAGGTTTTTAAATAAATGAACGTTTATGTTTGGGGCTCCCCAAAAATGAACGATGGACGAACTCTAGGAAGAATTTTTCAAATTTTTGATTCCGTAAAAAATAGAACTTAAAAAAATATAATCTTAGTATACATATAAATGAACCCAAACTCCAAACTCCTCCCAATCGACAAAATGACTCCGGGCACGCTGAAACGCCTTGGAAAGCTGTACGGATTTAAAAATGAATTTGAAATGGTGCCGTTAGCGGCTTCTGAAGGCGCGCGTCTTGGACGTGGCGAATCGAATCAACAAACGAAAGCCGCGCAATACTTCATAAAAAAATACAATAGTCAATTGACTGATATCAAGGAACGCACCCAGGCGGCGGAGGAGAGACGAGAGTTTCTCCGAAAAGAAAAGTTGCGCGAGGAGCGTGAAGCTGCCGCCAAAAAACGCAAGAAGGCGCGAGACAAGGCGCGGCGTGAAGCAAAAAAATCAAAAAAACGAAAGTTCACAATAAAACTCATCGATCAAATCAACAAATTCCGCAAGTACCTAGTCACCTTCGACCCGCGCGCAGAGAGTATAAAAGAATTTTACGAAATATGGGATTCCATCTCACGCGATGTGTTTCAAGGGGATGTGATCAATATCTCACTATACTTTCATCAAGACGAGGGAGTGGCGACACGTTCAATCTCTGCTAACGATCTGACTACCTATGAGGATTTTGCTGCTCGTCTGCAGGAGATCGTTAAAGGCGGTTCGAAAAAATATGGGTCGGATGCTATCGAGGGCGGCGAGGCAATGCTTATCCCGAATAAATTTCTCGTGCAAACCTACAGCACATCCGTGCAGGCATTCGGATCGTCTGAGAACATTCTTTTTAAGAGCCGCGGGGTCGATGGCAAGAAAAAACTATGCGCTTGGGAATGTCTGAAGGCACTTGGGTATGCTGAGAAATTGCGCGAAGTGGACATGCGATTGCTGTCTAATATCGAATATTTGAAGAAGACTATCCTAAAATATCATCTCCCTATCGTTATCATTTCGAATGTTTTCCAGTGCAAGGACACATGGCGTGATATGAAAGCGGAGACGCGTCGTGCTAATGTGAAAGAACGGCTCAAAATAATGAAGCCTCTAACTATAAGTAACATCGAAGTTAGAAAAATTTTCGATCCAAGGTGTGATGGTCCCATCATTGTGGATGATTCGAGGGTGAATAAGATCGAGCATTACTTGGTATACGATGAAAATAAAGAACATATTGACATTTGCGAGATGGACGGCAGGGAATTTCAGCTCAAAGATGGTGTCGAAATTGATGCGTGCCTCAACATTTACCTAGACGAAAAGGAAATATACAAGGCTAGCATGGTCAATAAAATAACTAAAAACAAAGAATTTGTTACAACTCAGTACGTGTTTTTCGACTATGAGACCATCGTTGATTTCGAGCATCACAACTGCATGAAGGAGTACAGTCTCTCAATTCTTTCGCTAAATGAGGAAGATTTAGCCGCGCTAGACCAGGCTGACAAAACGGGAGATGTGAGAACTGTAAACGAAGTCCGTAAATTATGCTGCACGACTTTCCTTGGGCATGACTGTTCGCAGCAGTTCATCAAATGGATCCTCGAAAATCAACAACATAGAGCCTTTGTGTTCATCGGCTTTAACAATGTGGTCTTTGACAACTTTTTCTTACTCGACGCATTGCTACGTAATGCCGGCAAATTCAAAAACGAGTATGATGTCAGCCAAATTTTTTACAATGGCTCGCAGCTCATGAATTTCTTGATCAATGGACGGCACACCACCTTCGACATTCATAAACACCTCGTTGGGAGTCTTGCATCAAATTGCAAGTCATTCCAGATCAACTGTTGTTCGAAAAAAACGTTCGACCATGCAAAGGCGCAGGAATTGTACGACGAGGGCAAATTGATTGATTTTATCAATACCAGTCCGGAGCTGAAGGAATACAACGAATTTGATGTCCTCGCTACTGCTGTGCTCTATGCAAGGTACTCAAACGCCCTCAAAGAAATTGAATGCACTTCAGAATACGGGACAAATTTGTACAAGTACAAAACGATCGGCAGCCTTATTTACAACGTTTTCGAAGACCACACTCTAGCAGCTAAAATTAGCCTGCCAACAATCCCATGGAAATGGTACAAAGAGCTCCAACGATGCAAGGTCGCCGGACGCGTTGAAATGTTCAACGGTGTTACGGAGCTATTCGAGCGGATTGCCTCGACAGACGTGTGTAGTCTCTACCCCTTCGTCATGGCAGTTCTAAACGTCTACTACCCCGCGGGTGATAAAATTATAGAAGTCGACAGCTATCAAGGTGATGATACGTTGGGGTTTTACTTCTGTGATTTTGATCAGTCGAATCTCATGGCGAAAAATCTTCCAAATATCTATCCGCTAAAAACTGGCATTGAAAACAAATGGGACCATGAAGGACTCATCGAAAACTATTGCATCTCCAATGTCATGATTGGCTTGCTCAAGGAATATGGTTGCAAAGTCGTGATTCGAAATGGATTCGTATTCCCATCAAAGGTAAAATCTTGCGAAATGTTCAAGTTTCAGCTCGACATCATGAAGGCTAAAAATTTACAAGACAAATTAAAAGATTCGAGAGACCCAGTGGAGGCGGCGCAATACAATTCGGCTTTGCGCGACACTTTAAAATTGCTCATCAACAGTCTGTCAGGGAAAGTGATCGAATCTCTCCATACGGAGAAAGTCGAGGATATATCATGTGCTGTTGACTTTCAAAAAATCAAAGAAAAAGCCGTCTCGATAAACGTCATCAATAACATAGGGAGCCGTGTGTTTGTTTCTTACACTGTCGGCGAGGAGGACATTTGCGAGAGGCAACAGCGACCTATTTATTTGGGGTGCCTCCTGTATGATTATGCAAAACGATACATGTACCAGATGAGTTACTCTAAAATCGGAAGGGACAAACTACTCTACACAGATACGGATGCGTCAAAGTTCCCATACACGGAAATGCCTCGATGGCGCGAGTGGATTGAACGCGAGAATATCGTTGTGCCGCACTGGAAAGAGGTCGAGGAGTACGACCCACGATTTAAAACCCATCTCATCTATCAACCAGGGTCAAAGGTATTTGGATCATTCGAGGACGAGCTCGAGGACATGGTGGGCGAAAACTACACGTTTTACTGCCTGCAGAAGAAGTCGTGGCTCTACGCTGTGGACGGCAAGGTAAAATACCGTTTCAAGGGACTCTCCGATGGTGCAATCCCACTTGACCTGACTGAAAAGTTTTTGGGTCGAAAGATGATTGGTGATGGTAATGCTGGTAAAATCGAAAAAATCTTCATTCCATCCAACGCCAAGAACCAGCTCCTCACTGCCAAATATCTGACAGACAACAAAATAAAATGCCTAGGAGCTTCGAGCGAGTCTCCAAAATTTAAACTATACACGAAAGAAGAAAAGCTAGCCCACTCGCAGATCCAGCTAAAATTCTATCGCGATTTGTATCACGGAATACCTACACATGTCCTGTGCACGAGTTTTAGAAAAATCGTTAAAAATTCCATGCGTGGTGTCGGCATGGATGACACGCTAAAATTCAATCGAATTATGAACCGGTTACAGCTCTGCCAAATGATCAAGAAAATTCAAATTATCCGCTAGATAAATATCGATGCCTGTGGGTGATGCGAAAATTCATACTTTTAACTCGAAGATTTTTACTCTTCTAGTTAAAACTCTTCAAGCGAAAATTCTACGAAATTTCTTAGAATTTTCTACAAGCCATCGAGCAGAATTTCACGAAAACCTAATGATAAAAATAACTCGATACGCCATACCGAATTCGGAACTGGACGATAAAAATGACGGAGGATTTTACTCTTCGAGTTAAAACCGAAAATTCTACGAAATTTCTACAAACCCCTCTAGCAGAATTTCAGGAAAAACTGATGATGAAAATAACTCGATACCCCATGCGGAATTTATGCGGAACTGGACGATAAAAATGACGGAGGATTTATTTTTTTTTTCATTTACAAGC